TATTGGCGGAATACGATCAATCCCTACAGCACCAAAGAATCTTGGTGTTACGTTTATATTACCAACACTTACAGCCGCAAAATCTTCTAACCCACTAAGCTCTAAACCATTTCTATTATTATTCAAATAAACTGCCAAAACCACTTGAGCCTTTTTTACTCTTTCTGGAATCTCAGTATCAGTGTAATAATCAGCGACTAATCTATTTGGAAAACTTAACCCATAAAGGTTTGTATAAGTATCAGGTTTTCTGACTCCTGATCTAGGCCACTCCAAAGCCTGTGTATCACTTACTCTTGCCCCTAAAAATTTTTCTCGATCTATTCTTTGGGCTGCGGTAAACAATGCCCTGTTTTTATTATCAGTTGTTGAGTTATCCCAAGCGGCATTGTCATCACTTAGAACAAAACCTTCAATGATAGCGTTTGCATCATCAAGGGTTATATAAGTATTGGCACTTGCACCGCCAACAGTAGCATCAAGAGTTATCGCCATTTATTTGTTTTGGTTTTGGCTTACGTTTTGGTTTTGGCTTTTCAAGAGTTTGAGCTAGTGAAGCTGCTTTTTTAGCAGCCTCATTTTGCTCTCTCATTCGCCTAAAAGCGAAAATAGCCATTAGCTTGATGCACCTTTTAGTGCAACGAAGTTAATAACAATAGCTTCACTTAATGATCCACCAGAAACATTAGAAACTGTTACCGCAAATGAACCAGCAGCAATAGCGTTAGCGTTTACTAGATATGAACCAGCAGTTCCAGCAGATCCATGAACAGCTACAACAACATCTGTTGCTGCAACTTTGCTATT